CAGGGCGAGCCGAAGGTGATGATGTCCACCGGCTCTACATCTGCGCCGTCCATTTTGGATACATCGCCGTAATGCTTCATAAAGGGCAGCCGCTTTGTGGTCACCCGGATGGGGAATGGTTCGATCTCCGAAGCCCACACAGGGGTAATGCCGGAGAGCAATCCGCCCAGAGGGAATCCGCCAGAGCCGTCAAACAGGCTGCCCAGCGTCAGTTTATTCTGTTCCATCCGTGACCTCCTCGTAGCTGTATGTCCTGCCATTACGGAGGACGCTCACGCCATCCGCAGAACCGGCCTGCTCAATGTATCGGTTCACAATCACATCGCAGAACTTCTCGTCCAATTCGATGATGCGGCAGATGCGGTCGGTCTGCTCACAGGCAATGAGTGTAGAACCGGAACCGCCGAAGGGGTCCAGCACCACCGAATTTGCCATAGAACTGTTCTGGATCGGATAGGCCAGCAGAGGGATTGGCTTCATGGTGGGATGGTCGCCGTTCTTCTTCGGCTTGTCAAATTCCCAGATGGTGGTTTCCTTCCTGCCGGTGTACCACTGATGCTTGCCGTTTTTCTTCCAGCCGTACAGTACCGGTTCATGCTGCCACTGGTACGGAGAGCGCCCCAGCACAAGGGACTGCTTCTTCCAGATGCAGCAGCCGGATAAATAAAATCCCGCATCGGCAAACGCCCTGCGGAAGTTTAGCCCCTCGGTATCGGCGTGGAACACATAGATGGATGCGTCCGCCGCCATAACCGATTCCATATTTTTGAATGCGGCAAGCAGAAACTCATAGAATTTCTCGCCAGCCATATTGTCGTTCTTGATTTTGCCCGCCGATCCTTCGTAATTGACGTTGTACGGCGGGTCGGTGATGACCAGGTTTGCCTTAGTTCCGTCCATGAGGACATCATAGACAGTCGGGTCAGTGGAATCGCCGCACACCAGACGGTGCCTGCCAAGTGTCCATACATCACTGTTTTTGGTGAAGGCGGGCTTTTGCAACTCTGCATTCACATCGAAGTCATCCTCTTTGGCTTCCATGCCGTCATCGAACAGAGCTGCCAGTTCCTTCTCATCAAAGCCGGTGAGCAGAGGGTCAAAGTCCATGCCCTGCAAAGACTCAATCTCCACCCGCAGAAGTTCTTCATTCCATCCGGCGTCCATCGCCATGCGGTTGTCCGCAATGATATAGGCTTTCTTCTGCGCTTCGGTAAGATGGTCAGCAAACACACAGGGAACCTCTCGGATGCCTTCTTCCTTTGCCGCAAGGATTCTCCCGTGGCCGGCGATCACATTGAACTCCCGGTCGATGATGACGGGATTGATAAAGCCGAACTCCCGGAGGGACGAGCGAAGCTTCGTGATCTGCTCCGGGGAATGGGTGCGGGCGTTGTTCACATAAGGTACCAGCTTAGCAATCGGCACAAGCTGCATCTCGGTCGTTGTCTTCATCGCACCAGCCCCCATTCCGCAAATTTCTCGAAACCGCCAAGGCTCCGGATGTATCTCCGGGCAGTCTCCACAATCTCAGCGTAGGGAACACCGTCCACTGTATCGTCCCCGATGGCGCAGCACAGTTCCACGGGCTTTCCCGTTTCCTGCGCCTTCAGCCATGCGTAGATGTTCACACTCACATCCGCTTTGGAGAGGTCTTTGCCGTGAAGGCCGCCGCCCGTCACCGAATCGGCCATGTCGCTGCCCAGCTTGCGGTTGGTCGCCCCAGAGTCTACATCCGTGCCGCCTGTCCAGTCGCCCAGGGGATTGACCTCGGCGCCCGGATACCGTTTCCGCAGCTCTGCGGCAGGGGCATTGCTCTGGCAGAGGATGAGCCTTGCTTCGTCAATGATGTACTTCCCATCTGATGGATAAATGTGATACACACTTTTGGCGATCTCGCAAAGAACCTTCTGCTCCTCCGTGACCGGCATCCCCTTGAAGATGCCGTTGTCGCCGCAGCGGATTCCTTCTGCCTGGTTCCCGGCAAGGTGTACGTCCTGCGGGACTTCCACATAGTCCGTGTGCAGATTTCCTGCGATGCGATGGACAATGGATTTCACTTCATCCTGTGGAATGCTCACTGATGTTTCCGCGATGATATGGCAGGTGCCGTGACCAATCAGGACTTCCACAGCGATCCTGGGATTTGCTTCTTTCCGGTACGCCGCATCCACCAGGGCGCCGGCGATGCGGTCCGCCACCTTATCCGGGTGGCACGGATTTACTTTCTCAAACATGGCTTCACCCCTTCCTTGCGCGGAGCAATCGCTCCATCAGATCATCCTGGGGAGACACCTCCCCGTAATCGGTGCTGCAGTTTTCCTTCACGATCTGGAAGATCTCGTTCCAGAGCCGCACCGCCTGGTTCATATAGTTGATGCCGATATTGATGAACGGGGACGGGATCGGCTTCTGGGTGGTCGGGTGCTTGGAGAGGAACCCCATGCGGTTGGTCATTTCCTCGCACTGAATCCAGCGGGCGCTGCACATGGCGTACCGCTCCAATAGCTGTGGGGACACCTTTGCGGCACAGCCGATTTTCTTCAGCCACTCCCAGGTTTCCGTATAAATTTCCTCTGCCTGGAGCGTACTTCCGTCACGCTGCTCGGCGGATAAAAACTCATGGGGCTTTGGCATATCGACACCCTCGACTTCGGGAATGTCCAGTACTTCCAGTTTCCTGCCGCCCGGATTGCCGTTCTCGGCTTTCTCCCTGACAGCGGATTTCTTCCTTCCCGCACCGGGTCTCGCGCCGCCGCGCCCGCCTGTGTTATTGGATTTTGTCGGCATTTTTCTCACCCCTTTCCTCGAAAAAATAGAGCAGCCGCAGCCGGCCGCCCTTAATTACCCTTTTGATTTCGCCTTTTTCGCGCACGAAGCCCCAGGCCGCTGTCCGCTCATTCAGGTCCCGGAGATTTTGACCGCCCCACGGTCACCGGTCGCCAAGGTCATGGTGGATCTTGGTGTGGCAGGACTGGCACAGACTCATCAGGTTATCGTTCCGATGCGTCCCGCCCTGCGAGAGGGGAACGATGTGATGGACTTCCTCCACAGGAGTCAGCCGTCCTTCCTTCAGACACATCTCGCACAAAGGATGCGCCGCAGCATAGCGGTCACGGATGCGTTTCCAGGCTCTGCCGTACTTCTTATTTACGTCCGCACTGCGTTCGTATTTGTTGTACTGCCTGCGGGCGGCTGCTTCGTGTTCCTTGCAATACTGACCGTCCGTGAGGTTGGGACAGCCGGGGTAGGAGCATGGCCGCTTTGGTTTCCTTGGCATCGTCTCACCTCCTTGGGGCATAAGAAAAGCCCCCACAGGATCGCTCCCATGAAGGCCGTTCTGTATTCTACTTCGCTATTGTAATGATATCACAGGACGGGTGTGCCATACTGTGCCAAACCGTGCCAACTTTCAATCCGGGACAGAAAAATTCTGGAGAGCCGACCCGTGTATGCGGTGTACCGTGCGAAGCGACACGTTCAGCATCCGGGATATCTCCTCCCAGGAGCAGTTGTCCAGGTAACGGTAACGGAGTACCAGCTGCTCCTCACGGCTGGCAAGCCTGTCGATTGCCGCATTGATGGTTTCCTTGAGACACACCAGATACGCCACCTTTTCCGCCACATCCCTCTGGATGGCGTCGATTTTCTCAAGGCACCGGACAAAAGGGGCTTCTGTCGGCTTGTTTGGATTGTAGTGCGGTTCGAAATTACTGCCTGAGACGCTGCTCGATAAATCCCTCCAGTAGTCAATCTCACGCAGACGGCAGTTTATAAGGGCATCCAGGTGCCGCGCCTGGTTCAGATACTCTTTTGCGGTCATGCGTCAACCTCCTTCTGCAGGGAGCGGATCAGCATCTCGCCTTTCACATCTGTGAGTGCCGAATACCACTGCGAACGGAAGAACCGCTCAATTTCGGCTTTATCCGCTTGCGCCGCCCTATTACGGGAGTTGGCTTTCAGGCTTTTCAGCGCCATGCGGTAATCCTTCACAGCTTGCAGGATGATGGCGTTCGCAAGGTCCTCGTAAATCGTGATATTGCTCATATTCGCACCTCCGAAATTTTGATCCTCGGATTGGCACGGATTTTCTTAGATTGTCTCAGATTTTCAAGTCCGCTTTCACGGCATCGATCAGGGCCGTCTGGGTATGCTCCTTTTTGGAGAGGGCTTTCATGATGCGTTCGTCAATGGTGCCCTTTGTGACGATGTGTTGTACCACCACAGTTTCAGAAGTCTGCCCCTGCCGCCAGAGCCGCGCAATGGTCTGCTGATAAAGCTCCAGGCTCCAGGTCAGTCCGAACCACACGATGGCCGAACCGCCGCTCTGGAGATTCAGCCCATGCCCGGCGGAAGCGGGATGGATCAGCGCCACCGGCAACTCGCCATTGTTCCATCTGCGGATACTGGCGGCGTCATCCAGCTTTGAGAACGGGATATGCAGCTTTCGCAGCCTTTCCGAAATACGGGTCAGGTCATGCTTGAACCAGTAAGCCACCAGAAGCGGTTTGCCGTTGGCGGCTTCGATGATGTCCTCCAAAGCGTCAAGCTTGCGGTCGTGGATGCGGATGG